GTTTGGGATAGTGAGATAATCCTTTATGGGCAATTTGATTTAGCAACGCAAACGGAAACACTTAAAGATACTTATGAGTGTGATACTCAAGAGGAATTAGATAATAAAGTAATAGCTTTGGGTTTTGAAATCCCAGAAATTGAAGAAGAACCAGAATTATGACACAAACAGAGATAAAAGATACAGTAGAATTAGTAGCTATAAACGCGACAGGAATAGGAATTAGTTTAACAAATATAGATGCAGCATTACGGACTGCTATCCTTTTAGGAACTTTAATCTTTACCATAGTAAGAATAGTTAAGGTTGTAAAAGAGTGGCGTAATGGCTAAAATAAAATTATTTGTATATAGGGATAAAAATCATAAAAAAAGGGCTGGAATACATAGCAAAAATTCATCAGGCCCTAATAAATTTGGTAAAAGCCAAAATGGTTACAAAAAGAAATACAGAGGGCAAGGTAGATAAAGCTAATCTACTCTTAATCCGAGATAGTTTTACCGAAAAATCTGTAATAGGTAAACTTTATTTGAATAGTGAATTTTATGGTCATACTTTGGAGCTGGCTTGGAAAGACAATCAAAAAAGAGTATCTTGCATCCCTAAAGGAGTGTATGAAGTTAAAAAAAGACATACTCAAAAAAGCAAATATAAATATGAGCATTTACATATTTTAGATGTACCAGATAGAGAATTGATTTTAATGCATATCGGAAATTATCCTAAAAACTCAAAAGGATGCATCTTGTTGGGAAATACAAGAGCATTAAATTTTGTAGGAGAAAGCCGAAAAGCATTTTATAATCTGATGTATGATTTAGGAAGTTTTGAAGAAATAGAATTAGTAATTAAAAACCGATAACAATGAAAAATTTAGTCTTAGGAGCAATCCTTAAAAGCAAGAAGTTCTGGTATGCAATAGCAAGTATTGTAGTGCCATTAGCTTCTAATGCTCTTGGCTTGGATGAGCCAACTTGCACAAAAATCTTCTATTCTTTTGTCAGCTTAATTGTAGGGCAAGGAATTGCAGATATTAACAAGAAGTAGTTAGTAAAATAAAAACCCCGCCTGAAAGCAAAGGAATTATTTTCTAATTTTACCCTATGGCAAAAAACTATGGTAGAAGATTGCGACTTTCTAAAGAGGAAGAAGAATTAATCTATCAAAATAGAGCCGCACCACTTGAAAATATCAATGGAAATACCGCCCTTGATTTACATATAAGGGAAAGAGGTATAAGTAAAGATGATATTGTAAGTGTTAAGCATTGGCAAAGTGCAAATGGAGAGTATCGTTTCTCTATTGTTACCAAAGATAATATAGATAGGAGAAAAATATTTGATGGGGTTCAATCCCTTATTAAAGATTACGCTCCAAAATATCCAAAAGTAGAATATAAAAAAGGAGAATGTCTTTTGGTTATAAATCCAGCTGATATACATATTGGGAAATATGCAGCTAAAAAAGAAACGGGGGATGATTATAATAGCCAGATTGCCTTTAAACGCACTTTAGAGGGCGTTTTAGGGCTTATTAACAAAGCTAAAGGGTTTACCATAGACAGAGTGCTTTTTTGCGTAGGCAACGATATTTTGCATATCGATAATGTTTACGGAAGTACAACAAAAGGTACATATCAGGATACTGATGGTAAGTGGTGGGAGCATTATGAAATAGCATTAGAGCTTTATGTAAAATGCATTGAGATCTTAAGAGAATTAGCTCCAGTTGACATAATCCATTCAATGAGCAATCATGATTATCAAAGTGGATTCCATTTAGCTCATAGTTTAAGGGCATGGTTTAGGAATTGCCCTGAAATAAAAGTGGATGCTGGAGTAAGCCATAGGAAGTATTATAAATATGGGAACAGCTTAATAGGATTGGAGCATGGAGATGGAGCTAAAATGCAAAACCTACCACTTTTAATGGCTCAAGAACAGCCAGAAATGTGGGCAGAAACAAAATATAGGTACTGGTATTTGCATCACATACATCATAAGGTTAAACATAAATGGGTAGATGCAAAGGATTATATAGGCGTTACAGTTGAATATTTAAGAAGTCCAAGCAGTAATGATAGTTGGCATAGCCGTAAGGGGTATTGCAGCTTAAAAGCAGTAGAAGGTTTTGTGCATGAAAAAGAAAGTGGACAAATTGCACGATTAGTACATTATTTTTAGTATTATTGCCAACAGTTAATAATAGAGTATGCCGCTCTCCAAATGGCAAATCGTAATACTTGTTTTGGGGGAAGCTGCTTTAATTAGTGGCTTCCTTTTTATATTAACATTTAAATTGTTAATAACTTTGTAAACAATTCTGTTTATAAGCACCTTATTTCAATAAAAGGGTATATATTTGCCCTATTATTAACCAACTAAAAACAAAATTATGAAAGCAAAAAATGAAATTATTATTTTTATTATGTTTATTCTCTTATTAGCATCAACATCACATATTTAATAACTAAAAGACAGTAATTATGAAAACTTTTGAAGAAATTAATGAAAAGAATCGGAACAATAAAATGAACGAATTAGCATCAAAATGGGAGTTTCACCTTGAAGAACTAAAACAAAAGGAGGACGGTCTACTTACTTCTGATGAGAAAAAAAATACTGTGAAGTCAGTTGCTTGTGGTATTGCAGCTGATCAATTAGAATCGTGTATTAAAGATTTACGAGATATGATTCAATATCTTAATACAATGGAAAGTTATCATAGGAACTGTGTTAATTTAATCAATAATACATTAAAAAATTGAAAATAAAAATACAGGATTGGTATTTACAAAAAGAATATCAGGCAGCAATAATTTGGAATCATTTTAAAAATGGATTTATTCAAGATTTTAAAAAGGCCCAAACATCTTTTAGATTAGTTGGTACACAAGAACAAATTAATGAATGGAGCAATCTACAAACCTTTATTCTGGATGAGGTTTATAGCTATGAGCCAATAGCCAAAGATAGTTATTGGGATGGTATTTGTTGCGGAACTGAAAAAACTCCAAGCCGAAAGGAGTTTAATAATATTTTTAAAAAGGATTACAAAGAGTATCTTAAATTATATAAGGAAAACAAACATCAATTATTAATTTTATAAAACTAAAAACAATGAAAAAAGGAATTATTGCCGCTTATGGCGGCTCGGAAAAAAGAGAAATTGTGCCTGCTGGAACGCACATAGCCAGATGTTATTCTATGATCCATATTGGAACTGTAGAATGGGAATGGCAAGGAGAAATAAAAGAATCTAATAAAGTAAAAATAGCTTTTGAACTACCTAATGAAATGAGGGATTTTGGGGGAGAAGAAAAGCCAATGGTAATATCTAAAGAATATACAATCTCTTTGCATGAAAAAAGCAATTTAAGGCGAGATTTGGAAACTTGGAGAGGAAAAGAGTTTACAACAAAAGAACTTAGTAGTTTTGATATTACTAATTTATTGGAGAAATGTTGTAATCTTTCCATAGTACATAAGATGAGTAAAGGGGGTAAACAGTTTGCCAATATAGGCGGAATTAGTGCTTTAGCTAAAGGGGTAGAATGCCCTGAGCAATTTAATTCTACTTTCGTTTTTAATTATGAAGATAATTTTAATGAGGAATGGCTTGATGGTCAACCAGAGTGGATACAAGAACAAATAAAATCAACTCCTGAATACAAAAATAAAACTAATAAAACTAAAAAAGATGCCTTACCGTTCTAAAATAACCGATAAAGAAAAATTTGAGCATATCTGTAATCTTACTACTTCATTAGTGGGATTGCGTAAAGGATCTCTTGGAATTAAATCAAGGAAACAAAAGATACAACTACCAAGATTAATAGCCGCTAATATTGGGCGTTTAAATGATATACATCATAGAGCTATTGCTGATGTGTTGAATCGTGATAGATCATTAATATATCATTATGAGAATACACATTCCGCTAATTATACATCTTGGAAAGAATACAGAAAGTTATTCAACTTAATTTATAAGGCATATGAAGAAATGGAAGATGTAAAACCTGCCTTTCTTGATGGCGAAGGAATGAAGCGGCACTTGTTAGAATTTGTAGAAGAATCAAAGCCATACCAAGTTGAAATACTTATAAACTCAGGAGTAATAGGGTGCAAGATAAGAACTTCTTTTATAAATTTTTCTCATACTTTAAAAAATATAAAATTTTCCTTAGCTAATTATAATCATTCAATAGAAATAAATTTACCATGATAAACGATTTTGAAAATATAACATATGAACTCACAGAAGATGAGCTAAATAAAGTGCCTTCACTTATAAAAGGAATATCATTAAGAAAAGGAAAAGATATGGCTGTATCTGGAACTTTAATTTGTGAAAAGATGAATCTGCAAGGGCCAAGATTAAGAAAGATCATAAATTACATAAGAGTAAAAAACTTACATTATGGGCTTTGTAGTTGCGGTAAAGGGTATTATACCGCAAACACATTACAAGAGCTTGAAG